GGTTTGTGGGTTGACAGCATTGCAAGCACTGACTGTGAACACGTCACCAGCTTTGATGGTGGTAGTCACAGAGCCTTGTTCCAGCAGAATGGTAGAAGCGCCTTCGGCAGTAACGCCTGGGGTCTTCACCAGTGTGGAAGCGCTTGCGCTACGTGAGCCAGTGGTGTGCTGCTTGATCGACTGAGACATGTTGACTTCATCAAAGCCCAACACGCCAGTGCCCATCATGCCGTTCTTGAACTGCTTGGAGATAGTGTCGGTCGGATTGAACAGACCTTTCATACCTTCAACCAGACCAGCGTTGGCCGCTGGGTTCACGGTAGCGTAGCGTGGGTTCATCACAGCAGCGTTCTCGTTCAGCTTCTGTTGGGCTTGGAGCAGCACCAGCGAAGTCGAAGGAGTGGTGCCAGGCGTGCCAACGGTGTTACCGATGGTTTTGTACGCATTGGCAACGTCAGCATCAATGCTGGAGGCCAACTGGCTGATACGCGGCTTGAGAACACGCTCTGCGAAGTCGTCCAATTGCATGGTCAGTTCAGCAGATGTGAAGTTGACACCGATGTGCTTTTGGGTAGAAACAGCCAGAGTGGTGAACTGCTCGTTGTCGTCCTGAACTTGCAGGGCGGCGCCGTCAGTAACCAGAGCGCGGTCAGGCAGACGGATACGCAGTGTAGAGCCAATCTTAGCGCCTTCAACAGCAAAGCTGTCGTCGTACTGACGATTGACGTTACGGGTAAGAACCAAGTTGTTTTCGAGAATCTCAAGCGCTTTGCGCGTGATCATGTCGATGGTAAGAATCGAATTAGACATTTGTAAATTTCCTAAAAAAAGTTAGCGGATACGTTGTGCTTCCCACTTCTTCATCTGCCTTACGCGTTCAGCTTCAATCCACTGCGAGGCCGTCATGCTCTTAATAGAGCGTGGGTCTGTAGTGTCAAGTGCTGGCGAACCAGTGGCTCGGGCGGTAACAGGTGAAATCGGCGCTGGCGCTGACGTTGTTCGTTTGACCGGAGGTTCTGCGGCCAATTTGGCCTCAATCTTTCCAATCTCTTTCGCTTGGCCGAGTGGCGTCATACGTGCGATGCGTTCCGCGTCTTTGGGGTTAGAGCCGAGATAGTAAGCTAACTCAGGCCCAATGTCCGAAGACTGGATCGTTTCAGCCATCACGTTCGTGATTGGCAGTTTTGGGTTGTAGGCGACTTGTTCAAAGTCATCATACTTGTCCCGCGCTGCTTCTTCGCGCTCTTGATAGCTTTCGAGAATAGCAGAGTGCTGCTTGGCAGCTTCACGCTTTGCAATCAGTTCTTCAGCCTTTTGTAGCGCCAACGCTTCCGTGTACGCTTCGGTAGACTCAAACTGATCAGCGGATGCTGTTGGGGCGGCTCTCAGCGTCTGTTGTTCAGACTGGCGCTGTGCTTGATCTCGTTCCCACTTACGTTGCTCTCTTGCGAGGCGTTTGCCAATTGCTGCGTCAAGTTCCTCTTGCGAGAATGTCTTGGCTGCTGCTTCTGGCGTTTCCGGCGTTTGAACTTCAGTCGCAGGTGCAGCCGTTGCTTCCTGTTCTGGCACGGTTAGTGACTCCGCTGGTACTTCTTCTAACATTTATGAATCCTTGGATTCCTCGGTGAACCTCACCGATACGGTTTGGGTAAATATATCAGATGTTTGGGTTAAGCGGTAATTTCAGCCCAGGACAATGTGGCCTCATCCCAGCGATACTTTTTGTCATCAACAGGCATTGGTGTTGGCGCAGACCATAGACAAGTCTCCTCGCTCATAGTCCATGATGGGTAGGGCTGTGGTGGGATAAACGCATCACGGCCTGAGTCGTAGGTATAGCCAACGCCAGCGTAGTTTTTACGCAAAGGTGTACCGCCATTAGCGTGAGCGCCGCCATGCGTGTTGTAGGAAGTTTGCACCCAGCCGTGACCAAAGATGCCAGTGTCAATGACATCTTGTTCGGCAACAATTACCTGAGTGACTATTCCGTTTTCTACTTTTGCAAAGTGCATATATTTTTCTTTATGCCGTGTATGAGCCTGAACTTGTGTAAGTCAGAATCGTATTTGAACCGCTTGTCGTGACAGTTGGTGAACCTGTGGTTGTGCTTGAGTATCGTGATGTTGGAATGGAAAGAATGACAACGCCTGAGCCGCCTGCGGCAGATGTTTGGCTAGAACTAGTTCCACCACCACCACCACCGCTATTGGCAGCACCAGCAGTTGCATTAGACACACTGGCCAACGCACCATTACCACCACCTCCAGCGCCGCCTGAAGATACTAACAAATTAGACCCGCCGCCGCCGCCGCCAGCGTAAGTTACAGATGAACCTGTGATTGATGATGCAGTTCCATCACCACCCTCACCTTGCCCATCCGTATTGCCTGCTTCTCCTGCGCCGCCACCGCCGCCAGCCCTAAATGCAGGGGATGTATTTAATCCCGCACCACCATTATTTCCTTGTGATGGAGATGTGCTGGGCGTGTTTCCTGTGCCAACAGTTGTCGAATCAAATCCAGCACCGCCGCCAGAACCACCGTTTTTTCCATCGTTACTTGGCGAAACAGCGCCGCCATTTCCCCCGCCGCCGCCAGCAGTTGATGTAATTGTGGAGAACACGGAATTATTTCCGTTATTTCCTCCCGCACTTCCACCAGCACCAACAGTAATTGTGTATGTAATACCTGAAGTTAGAGCAAATCCTGTGCCTGTCCTAAAACCGCCCGCACCGCCACCGCCGCCGTTATTATTGCCGCCACCGCCACCACCGCCAGCAACCACAAGATACTGAGCCTCCAATGGCTCAATAGACGGATTAGCGAGAAAGAAGTTTTTAGCGGCAAACATTATGGTGTGTACCCTTGGGCGATTGAACCGTACCAGTTTGTGCCGTCAGCAATAAAGGTCAGAATGTCCATCTTGCCAGCAGTCGCCGTGATGGTTGGGGCGCCTGCTGTGCCAAACTTTACGCCGGTAAATGTTGCCGTGCCGTTGCCCGTGGTTGCGGCCTGTTTAAGCAGCAGCACAAAAGACTTGCCCGCCGTGGCAGTTGGCATTGTAAAAGTGCAGCCCGTGGATGCTGTTAGGGTTGCAGTCTGCACTGTGCCGTTGGTCAGCGCCAAAGTTGACGCCGTGGTCACCGTGCCGATAGCAACAACAGCCTCGGTGTAGTTGGTCACTGTTGGATTGTTGAACAGGCCGTTGGCACTTACCTTGACAGTCGCGCCGCTTTGCACAATCGGCAATACCTCAGTGCCCGCAAGGGGGACAGACGCGCTCGATAGAGCAGAGATTTTTTTATCAGCCATTTATCATCACTCCAAAAGAATTAAGCCGCCATCTTCTTGCACAAGATTGTCGCCAATTTCGGTCAAGAGATTGCCCTGCACCGTTGCATCGGCATACCCAGACAAAAAAGAAATAATGCTGCCAATACCTATGCTAACACCGTTCCGAATAGGGATGCCAAAGTAACTCATTGTGAGTTCATTGGTTTAGCGTACACCGTGCCATCAGCAGACACTCTAATTGCACTCACGCGCCACTGACCGCCGGTGCCTTGTGGCACTTTAAACGGGATCGGTGTAAACGGTGGAACGGGGGTGCTTGATGTGGTGGCGGTGACGCCTTCACCAACCAAAACATAGCAGGCTTGGTCAGACCAGACCACAACGCCTTGAGGGCCAGCAGACCATGTGCCCGTTACACCAGCAGTGCCGGTGTACGAAATAGATTTGGCTGGAAAATCAGCATCTGCCAGTGGGTTTAAGAGTTCCATGATGTTTCCTTATGCCAAAAATTTCAGTTTGTACAAAGTGCGGAGATAAATCTCAACGATATTATCTATCAACTGCTGTAGCGACGAGTCTGATTTATCACAGACATTGTACCGAGCAGCTTCAATTTCAGCCAACGAGTCCTCTAGGAACTCAATGACGTTGCTGGTCTTCTTTGCTGAGTGCAGGGTAATCGGGCCGATCAAGCCGTGACGGCCTTGGTAGGCTTCGGCAAAATCATCAGCCGCACCAACGATGCGGTCATAAAAGATGTTGAGCGCCTGGTGCTTGCTAAAGCTGCGAGTGTTCAAGTGAACGCTGTGCGTCACATCACGGGCTAGAAACAGCAAGCCTAAAAAATCAGCGGGTTTCATTGTTGCATTCCTTCAGGTGGCATCATTTCAGGCTGGGGCGTCATCTCCATAGGCATAGATTCGTCACGCATCTCAGGCATCTGGTTCATCATGCTTTGCGACTCCATCGCGGCGGCAACCACGCCCATCGCAATGTCCTGAATTTGCTGTTCAGTCATGCCAGCCTGCACCGCAGCAATGCGCTTGGTTTCGGCGTCATACACTTTGACTTGGGCTTCAAGGTCTTTGCGCTGCATGTCTTGCATCTCGATGGACTTGCCCACGTTCTGGATCATTTGGTGCATCTGCTCCATTTCCTGACCCATAACTTGCATCTGCTGCTGCGCCATTTGCAGTTCTGGATTGTCTTCGCCGTCACTCATCAGCTTTGGATCAATGGCCTTGGCAAAGCGTTTTGCCATCTCCTGAGCACCAGGCCAGTCCATGTTTTTGACAAACAGATCGCCGGCCACAGTCCACAGTTGCGGGTTGCCTTGCAGCAGTTGAGCCATTGCCTCCAGCGCCTCTTGACGCTTGGTCGCGTAGCCTGGGCCGGTGGTAGCCACCACATCGTACTTGCCAACGCCTGGGTTGTAGATTTTCTCCATCACAATGCCGCGCTCATCAACAATCTTGTTGACTGGCTGGTCTTGGTCAGGGTTGATCTTGACCATTTTTGTCTCGCCATCTTCACCGATGATGCGAGCAATGCGCTGGGTGTCGTAAATCTTCGGAATCAAGTCCACAAGCTGACGGGCCACGTGCCGAACACCACGGGCCAAGTTGTCGCCGTAGTGGTAGGTGCCCACATCGCCCTCGCGCTGACGCGCAAGAATTGCTTTGCCGCTTCTCTCATTAGAACTCATGCCCAAAGAAGCGTTGTATTGGCCGGTTGTGGACTTAATGTCCTCAGAAGCGCCCGCTTTGGCTTGCAGCAGGCCGCTGGAGGCCATCGGTGGCTGTGCCCTAGCTGGCAGTGGCAAGACAGCGCCTTGGCCGTCTGTGACGTCTGGGTTGACCTCCAAATACGGCCAGTTGGTTGTATTTGCAGTCTTCCACTTGTCTTCGTAGCCCTCAAACTGACCGCCGTAGCCAATAAATGGCGCTTTC